GTCCAGGTAAACGATATATCCCATATTCCCGCCGGGTCCGGGCCGTTCGCAGTTGCGAGATAGAGCGCCGCGAAAAGCGCCCCGGGTCCCTTCCCATATCGGGTCATCGGCCCCCGCCCGGCGATCGGCGATCCGCGGCCAGCCCGCGCCCAGCCCGCCGCCGGGGGAACACGGGTGTAAGACCATGTTTTTGACAAACAATTAGTGATATTTTGATATGGCTTGTTTCAATAGGAATTATCCCATATGTTTCACGTGAAACAATTATCAGGGGCCCCGGAAAGATGTCCACGTCTCTTACTCCAGAACTAGATTCAAAGCGCCTCAAGCTCGAACTCCGTTTGGCGCAGCTTGAACGCAACGAAAAATGTCAAAACGACTTTTTAACTTTTGTCCGCGCAATGTGGCCCGATTTCATAGCAGGCCGACACCATAAGATTATTGCGGAGAAGTTTGAGCGTGTCGCACGAGGCGAGCTAAAACGCCTGATAATCAATATGGCTCCTCGTCATACGAAGTCGGAGTTCGCCAGTTTCTTGTTCCCGGCATGGATGATGGGCCGTGATCCGCGGATGAAGATCATTCAAGCGACTCATACGACCGAGCTTGCCGTGAACTTCGGTCGAAAGGTCAAGAACCTCATTGAGACGGACGAGTACAAAGAGGTATTTCCCGAGGTTGCGCTTGCTGTTGACAGTAAAGCGTCTGGTCGCTGGGACACGAACCGTGGTGGCATGTACTACGCCGTGGGCGTTGGCTCGAACTTGGCGGGTCGCGGCGGTGATTTGGTGGTCATTGATGACCCGCACTCGGAGCAGACTGCGATGTCGAATAGCGGGTTTGACGACGCGTGGGAATGGTACACCGGGGGCCCCCGTCAGCGGCTCCAGCCGGGTGGGTCTATTGTTTTGGTCCAGACCCGGTGGTCTGAGAAGGATATGACGGGTCAGTTGCTTCGTTCTATGGCTAAAGACCCTCTTGCTGACCAGTGGGAAGTGGTCGAATTACCGGCTATTTTTGACAATGACGAGCCGTGTTGGCCGGAGTTTTGGTCTATTGAGGATTTGACCGCGGTCCGCGCATCTATTCCCCCTGCAAAGTGGAATGCTCAGTATCAGCAGAATCCGACGGGCGAGGAGAACGCGGTTATTCCGCGTGAGTGGTGGAAAAGGTGGGAACGGGAGGTTGTCCCGCAGTTGGAGTATGTCATACAGAGTTACGATACGGCGTTTAGTAAGCGGGAGACGGCGGACTTTAGTGCGATAACGACGTGGGGTGTATTTCACCCGGACGAAGGGGGGCCCCCTAACCTTATCTTGCTGGATAGCAAGAAGGGTCGGTGGGACTTTCCGGAGTTGAAGGAGAAGGCGTACGAGGCTTATGGTTACTGGGACCCCGACACCGTCATAATCGAAGCGAAGGCGAGTGGTACTCCTTTGACGCACGAGCTACGTCAGATCGGTATTCCTGTTGTGAACTTCACGCCGTCGAAGGGTGCGGACAAGGTGACGCGTGTGCATGCCGTTTCGCCGCTTTTTGAGGCTGGAATGGTCTGGGCCCCCGACGAGGTGTTCGCGGACGAGATGATAGAAGAAGTTGCAGCTTTTCCTAACGGAGAATATGATGACTTGGTAGATAGCATGACACAGGCGTTGATGCGTTACCGTCAGGGTAATTTTGTTCGATTGCCGACGGACGACTGGGAAGAGGAAGAAGTCGGCATGCGGGTTCACGCTTATTACTGATACGAGGCGGCATGGCGGATTCAAAGGTTGATTTAGGCGCAGGGGCCCCCGGGGGATACAGTTTTGGAATTGCCGGGTACGGCGTCCGTCCACGCGTCTTTGTGGAAGGCCGACAGACGGGCCGTACTCCATCTGTCGCTTTACCTGAAGGTGACGTTCTCTTGGACATCAGCAATCAGAGCTACTACGGGAAGATTGGAGTCGATGTAACGTCTCCCGGCGGTGACACCTTTGGCGGCGGGGCTTCCGGCAGCTACTACCGAGGCAGTGTTGATTACCCGGAAGAGCTTCAGCGCTATGGGGCCCCGGACCGCGAAACTTATTCCGCTCGCGGCATTCAGTCGCCGGAGTACAGCGGCTACTACCAGACGAAAGACGGCCCGCGGTTCGAGGGGTATTACCGTGACATGCCTGAAGGGTCCGGCATGCCTGACGAGTATGGTGGACGCGTAAGCTACACCATTCCTTTTGAAAACGGTGGAGAGGTTGGGTACTACCCAGAGGGGCCCCCGTCAAAGGTAGACCTTGGCGCGGGTGCCGCGAAAGTCGAAGAGGACATCGCGGACCTCGGGCCTTATCTCGAAGGCAACTATTTGGCTCAACTGGGTTTGGAGTCCCTCTCTCCGGACCGTATTTTTGAGCTTAAAGGAAAGTACAATACAGCCGGTTTCTATTCCCCCCAAGACGCTTCAGCCAGACGGCTCAGCAAATCCGACAGGTTTGCTTTGAGGGAGATGATTGCTCAGGGTCGGGACCCTTCTGCCCTTTTTGACCCTAGTCTTAGGGGGGTCGTTTCAAATCCTCTCAAGGCTTATTTGTCTTACAGTTATCCCGATGCCTCTTCGGGAGACATGTACGTTGAGCCTTTCGATACAAAGATTGGAAGCCGTTTTTCGCGGCCCGGGGAAGAGTTTCCGAGACCAAAGGAAGAAGAGTACCTAGACCGCGATCTGACTGAAGAGGAATCCCGCCGCCAAGCGCTAGCAACTCTAGTACACGAACTGACACACGCGGGGGACGTTGCGTTAACCAGAACGCTTCAAGCAGACGACGAACCTTATAACGCGGGACGTGGTCTTGGCGAAAATTATGCCAGACTTATTGATATAATGAACAGAGACAGGGGCCTTGGCACTCTACAGTCCAAGCTAGGCCGAGAATATGAGGGCCGGGCCGTGTCCGAGGGCATCGGTTCGCGGTACATTGGCGACCCGTTTGAGACAAGTGTACGAAAAGACGGGTTCTTTAATGCGCGAGAGCGGCTTGACCCGGAAGCTTTTGAAAAGGCTGTATTGAGTATTCCTGCTCAGGATGCAGCAAGGCGAGAATTACTTCGGCGCATGGCCGAAAGAACACCTACCGGTGGATATGAATATGGTGGAGAGGTTGAAAAGCCCATGGGCATAGAAAACAGTGTCACTATCACTCAGTCGATCCCGGCTAACGACCCGAGGTCCGTGGCCCTCGGATCACGGCTCTTGAAGCAGGCTGGGTTCGCTGGCGACTTCCGTAGTGTTTTGAAGGATGCCGACCCGCGGGTCGTGGAACAGGTAAACCGGATCATGGCCCGCGGGCCTGCGAACGAGATTTCTTCTCCGTCAAACGGACTTGGCGTATTTGTGCAGTCCGTAATGCAGCAGAGTTAAATAGACGGCGTCTACGAAGCAGAAACTGTGCAAAGTTGGTTTGAAAAATGTCACAAGCGGTTATGTTGAGCTACGGTGAAATTATGATTTTAAGCGTGGTTGTTGCTGCGCTGCTGTTCGCCGCGTTTAGAAAATAAAATGGAACTCGACGCTCGCATGATCCTGACGTTGGCGGGGATGCTGGTATCCGTGGTTTCGGCAGCAGCCATCGTCCGCCAAAAACTGGCTACGGTGATCGATCAACTTGCCGACACAGAGGTCAGGCTTCGTGGCTTGGATCGCCGCATCGATGCGCTGGATACATCTGCGGAAAAAACGGAGCAACGACTCAACATCCTTTCACAGATGTCATCGCCGGAACTGCTGCGCCGGGATCACATGATGGCTGCTACAATTCAGGCCGACATTACGTATTTGAAAGCCGAGACGGAGGCACTTCGCAAGATGCACAATGGTTCTCACCCTCCTGTTGCTTCGGAAAGGCACGGAACATGAATTTCAATTTGCAGTCCACTGTCGTAGCACTCGCGCCTGTTCTTTTTGCAGCAGTAGGGTATCTTGTCGTCGGCCTTAATGAGATTGAAAACAGGATACAGAAGTCTGAGGGCTATTTGATGCTTCTTGTGACTCCGCAGGGCGAGATTGTAGCGTCACCCGCGAACAGCATTGAGCGGCAGAAGATGCGCGAGGAGTTCATGCACATCATCCATGATTTGCAGGTTAGAATAAAGCTTTTGGAAGCTAAAAACGAAAAATAGTGATTATCCTGATACAAAGGTATAGGATAAGGCGGATTTTGAAAGGTACGTGATCCATGGCAATAGAACCGCGGCCCGTGGCCGGTCTTATGGACACCGATGTCCCGTCGCAGTTGGACGAGGCGGACCTCGCCGCTGAGATTGAAGTCGAGCTTCCGGGTTCGATGGACAACGACGTAGTTGAGATGCTTTCGGAGGAGACTCCCGAGGGCATTGAGGTTTACGAAGACGGCGAAGACACTATCATTGATTTTGACCCGGATGACATGCGTGGCGACAGCGACGACTTCTACGCCAACTTGGCGGAGGAGATACCTGACTCGGAGCTTGGCGCTATTGCCGGAACGCTTCTTGACGATTTTGACGCTAACAAGGCGAGTCGTCAGGAGTGGGAAGACGCGTATGCCGACGGCTTGGAGCTTCTTGGGTTTTCGTACGTAGAGAGGACGAAGCCGTTCCGCGGTGCGACGGGCGTGACGCATCCGCTTCTTGCGGAGGCGGCAACGCAGTTTCAGGCGCAGGCCTTTAACGAAATGCTCCCGGCCCGCGGGCCTGTGCGCGGTGTCGTTCTTGGCGCGGAGACGACCGAGAAGGAAAAGCAGGCTCAGCGCGTCCAGCAGTATATGAATTACTACATCACGGACGTGATGGAGGAGTACACGCCTGAGTTCGATCAGATGTTGTTCTATCTCCCGCTTGCCGGTTCGACGTTCAAAAAGGTTTATTATGACGAGATGCTGGGCAGGGCAGTAAGCCGTTTTGTCCCGGCGGAGAACCTTGTGGTTCCGTACGACACGTCGGACCTTGAGACGTGTCCGAACATTTCACAGACCGTCAAGATGTCGCTAAACGACTTGCGGAAGTTGCAGGTTGCCGGTTTCTATCGTGACGTGCCCGTCATCCCGGGTGCCACCGATTCGACGAATAGCGTCGAGGAGGAGATGGACCGTATTGAAGGCATGTCCCCGTCAAATGTTGACTACGACTGCACACTTCTGGAATGTCACGTTGACCTCGACCTAGAAGGGTATGAGGACCTTGACGAAGACGGAGAACCCACTGGGATCAAAATACCCTATATCGTCACCATTTCGGTTGATAACGGTCAGGTCTTGTCCATTCGCAGAAATTACCGCGAGGACGACGAACTCCGAAAAAAGATTCAATACTTCGTCCACTACAAATTCCTTCCCGGTTTTGGCTTCTATGGTCTTGGCTTGATCCACACCATTGGGGGCCTGTCTCGAACGGCCACCGCGGCGCTCCGTCAACTCATTGACGCTGGTACTCTCTCTAATTTACCTGCGGGGTTCAAGGCCCGCGGTATGCGAATTAGGGATGACGATGACCCGCTACAGCCCGGTGAGTTCCGGGACGTTGATGCGCCCGGTGGCCGACTTTCGGACAGCCTGATGCCTCTCCCGTTCAAGGGTCCCGACCAGACGCTCTTCCAGCTTCTTGGTTTTGTGGTCGATGCGGGACGTCGGTTTGCCACGATTACCGACATGAAGGTTGGTGACGGAAACCAGCAGGCGGCGGTCGGTACGACTGTTGCGCTTCTGGAACAGGGCTCGCGGATTATGTCCGCTGTTCACAAGCGGATGCACTATGCCCTTCGTCAGGAGCTTCGGCTTCTGGCAAAGGTCGTCGCAGACTTCCTGCCGCAGCGTTATCCGTACTCGGTTGAGGGCGCGGATGCGTCGATCATGGCGGAGGATTTTGACGAGCGCGTCGATGTTCTTCCTGTGTCCGACCCGAACATCTTCAGTCAGGCTCAGCGGATTGCGCTGGCGCAGACTAAGCTCCAGTTGGCGCAGGCGGCACCTGAAATGCACAACATGCACGAGGTTCTTCGTGACATGTACGAGGCGTTGGGTGTCCGTGACGTAGACAAAATCCTGCGGCGCAATGTTGACGAAGACCCGCTGCCGATTGACCCTGCTCAGGAAAACATAAACTCTATGGACATGATCCCTCTGAAGGCTTTCGAGGGTCAGGACCATCAAGCACATATCATGGCTCACATGGTATTTGGCTCGACGCCGATGGTTGGTGCAATGCCGCAGGTTGCCGTCGCGCTTCAGAAGCACATTATGGAACACGTCCGTATTGAGGCTTCAGAACAGGCGATGGTCCAGTACCTTCAGCAGGTCAGCGCCCGACAGGGTCAGCCCCTGTCGGAAGAAGAGATGCTTCAGGTCGAGTCGCTCACGGCGCAGCTTATTGCTCAGGGCATGCAGATGCTCAAGCAGCTTAGCCAGCAGGTTTCCAACGAAGGCCAAGGTCCTGATCCGCTGGTCCAGCTCAAAGAGCAGGAGCTTCAAATCAAGGCTCAGGCCGAACAGAACGACGCGGCGCTCGACAAGGCCAAGCTCGACCTCGACAAGGCTGGTATGGATATGCGGAGCCGTCAGTTCAACCAGCGGCTTCAGAGCCAAGAACAGCAGACAGCGGCGCGTATCAATTCCGCTATGGAACGTGAACTTCTTAAACAGCAAGTCAGGAGATAGTAATGGCTTCCGTTAAAATCGTGACGAACAAACCGGGCGCGGCCCCGAAGGCAACTGCTTACGCCGACATTAAGGGTCAGGGCCGTATTCCTTATGGCGAGGCGCAGGAGGTAAAGGTCCCGTCCGGCATGAAAAAGGCCACGGCCCGCGGTATGGGCGCGGCGAAGCGTGGCGGTAGCTACTGGTCCTGCTAATGCCCCTCTCTAAGGGTAAGAGCAAAAAGACCGTAAGCCAGAACATTTCTAAGCTTGTGAAAGAGGGCTATCCGCAGAAGCAGGCGGTGGCGATAGCGCTGAGCACGGCTAAAAAACCAAAACCGCGTAAAAAGAAGGTTATACGGGCTAAAAACGGCGGGGTTGTTCGTGGCTTTAGCAAGATCGCCCGCCCTCAAAGGTTTCGTGGCATCTTCTAATAAATTTACGTGTCTGGGTTAAGCTGCTGGAGGTAAATAAATGATTGGCATCATCGGATCACTGCTCGGCCCTATCGTTGGCGGCGTTCGCGACTACGTGCAGACCGGGCAGGAGATGAAAAAGGCGGATCAGGAAAATCGCGCCCGGTTACTGCGCGACAGGCAGACGAACAATGCCGAGTGGGAAATGGCGAGCCTGACCGACAAGGATAAATGGTTGCGCCGCTTCAGCTTCGGGATGTTCTCAGCCCCGTTCTTCTGGGCGCTGGTCGATCCGGGGGCGGTCGAGCAGTATTTCAATGTCGCGCTGTCGGCGATGCCTGAGTGGTACATCCAGATGTTTGGCGCGATGGTCGGTGGCGTGTGGGGCATCAGCGCACTGAAGAACACGGCCCCGGCGCTGATAGGTGGCATCATCAAGGCGGTTAAAAAGTAACGAAACGAATTGTCTAACCAGAAGCATATCGACGGCGACGTGTGCGAACTGATTTGCACAGAGCATTTCCTGCGTCTGGGTTATTGGGTATTCCCGGCGGTGCAAGGATCAAGCCCTATCGATCTGGTTATTGTAAATGCAGACGGCGTTCGGCTGATACAGGTCAAGAAGGATGCAAGCCGCGTCAATCCGGGTCGCAAAATTGCATCGCGTATTCATCGCCGTCGATCTGATTTACAGAAGGCGCTTGGCGTGGAGATGATCTACGTCGATCCAGAGTCGCGCTCTGTTTACGTGTCTGACCACGAATATCGCGGAAAGCGCAAGGTAAACAGTTAGCGCCCTGTTTCCCGTATTGTCAAGGTTTTCTAACACTTTCTCCCATATTAACGCATTTAACATTACTTTAAAAACGGGTAATTATGAGAATGAATGAGATATTTCTTGCAGAAGCAACCTTTCGTCTGATAAAAGAGAAGCGTTCCGTCGTCATTGACACTCTAGAATTTGGAGAAGTTAAGGACATGGAACATTACCGCGAACTCATGGGGTGGCTTAGGTCCCTTGAGTACGTTGAACAGGAACTCAAGAGCCTGCTAGAAAAACAGGAGCTATCAGATGACTAAACCGGCAGTCGCCGATCTTTCCAAAATTGGAGAGGAAGCAGAGAAAATATCCTCTGCCTACGTAAATAAAACGGATCGTGTTCTTGATCCAACCCTCCTAAATAAACCCCTTCTCGAACGTATTCCCAGCCCAACCGGTTGGCGTCTCGTTGTTCTCCCTTATCGTGGTAAGGGAAAAACAGAAGGTGGTGTTTATCTTCCCGATCAGGTCGTTGAAGAGAACCAAGTCGCAACTCAGGTCGGCTATGTCCTGAAAGTTGGTCCCCTTGCATATAAAGACCCCGACAAGTTCGACGGTCCGTGGTGCAAGGAGAAGGATTGGGTGATGTTCGCCCGATACGCTGGTTCACGCTTCAAGATCGACGGTGGCGAGGTTCGCATCCTCAACGACGACGAGGTGCTTGCCACTATTTCTGATCCCGAAGACGTTTTACATATGTAGGAGGGCCCAATGGCCGAAGAACAGCTAGAATTTGAAGAACAGGACGTCTCTGTAGAGATAGATGATGTCTCCGACGGTCAGGTTGAGGGGGGTTCGCTCTCTGGCGCTGACGCTGGCGCTGGTGCTGACGCTGGCGCTGACGCTGTCGAAGAAGATCAGTTCGAGAAGGCATCTAATGCTACTCACAAGCGGATCAACCAGCTAACCAAGAAAATGCGTCAGGCGGAGCGAGAGCGCGAAGAAGCGCTTCGGTTTGCCCAGCAGGTTCAAAACGAGTCTACCAGTCTCAAGGACCGTCTTGAAGCGATGGACAACAGCTATGTCACTGAGTTTAGTGGACGTGTCCAAAGCGAGCTTGCGTCCGCAGAAAATGCGCTAAAGAACGCGATGGAAATCGGCGATTCCGAGGCGGTAGTCGAGGCAAACCGCAGAATTACGGCCCTCGCTATTCAGGCGGATCGTGCGGCGCAGGCCCAGCGTAATACGGAAGTTCAGCGTCAGCATGCCGAACTTCAGCGTCAACAGATGACGCAGGCCCGACAGCAGCCCGCGGCACCTCGTCGTCCAGACCCGAAGGCAGAAGCGTGGGCCTCTGAGCGCGAGTGGTTTGGAACCGACGAGAGTATGACGTATGCAGCGTTTGGTATACACAAGCAGCTCATCGAAGAAGAGGGGTTTGACCCCAGCAGCGATGATTACTATACTGAACTAGATAAACGTATGGCGGAAACCTTTCCCCATAAGTTTAATAACGGACCTAAAGGCAAACGACCCGCTCAGACGGTTGCCTCTGTTAATCGGTCTGCATCCTCTGGGCGCGGTAAGAAGCAGGTTAGACTCACCCCTACCCAAGTCACCATGGCGAAAAAATTGGGTGTGCCGATAGAAGAATACGCGAAATACGTGAAGGAGTAAGGAAATGAGCGAAGACATTCAGAAAGAAGGCGCTTCCTCAAATCGTTCTTCTCGCGCAAGAAATACCCGGAGCACTCAGGCTAGGCGTAAGCCGTGGGCTCCACCCTCAATGCTAGACGCACCCCCCGCACCCGACGGGTTCAAACATCGTTGGATTAGGGCTGAGACACGCGGTTTTGACGACCGTAAAAACATCAGCGCTAAACTTCGCGAAGGTTGGGAGCTTGTTCGACAGGACGAGTATCCGGACTTTGAAGCACCCGTTATTGAAAACGGTAAATACGAAGGGGTCTTCGGCGTTGGCGGTTTGATTCTCGCACGGATTCCCGTGGAAACCATTGCAGAGAGGACAGCATATTTCCAGCAACGGAGTGCTGACCAGATGCAAGCAGTGGACCACGATATGATGCGCGAGAATGCACATTCAACGATGACGATCAATCGACCTGATCGTCAATCTCGTGTAACCTTTGGTGGGTCCCGGAAATAGGGTCCACCTCCTTTAGGAGTGATCCAAAATGGCAAATCAAGAGACTGCCTACGGTCTTCGTCCTATCGGTCTAGTCGGCTCCGGCGCGAACTCGACGGGTCTTACGACCTATGAGATTGCGTCCGATAACACCAACGCCATTTACAATGGCTCCATTTGTGTCCCTCTCGCTGCTGGCGTGATTGACCATGCTGGTGCCACCAGCGGTGGTACTACTCAGGCGCTTGGCGTTCTGATGGGTGTTGAGTACGTAGACTCGGTGACGAAGAAAACTACCTTCCTTAACTACTGGCCCGGTTCCGGCTCGGTTAGCGTTGACACGAATCATCCTGTCAAGGCTCTCGTTGCCGACAACCCGAACCAGTTGTTCAAGGTTGCGAGCGATGCGTCGCTTACGGACCGTGCCACTGCACAGGCCGCGGTTTTTGCGAACGCCTCCCTCGGCACTTCGGCTCGTGCCGGTTCTACCGACACGGGTCGTTCTTCGTCTGCGCTCAGCGTTAGTTCGATCAACACGACGGCTACTCTCCCGCTTCGTATCGTTGGCATCATGGATGATGAAGCCAATAGCGACTACACAGCGGCAGGTATCCCTCTGATCGTGCGCCTGAACGCTCATTTCAACGCTGGAACCCGCAGGTTTGATTCTCAGACCACCGCGGATTCTACGGGCATTTAAGGAGGGCTAATAAATGGCTATTTCAAGAGCCCAACTGGCTAAAGAGCTTGAGCCCGGCCTTAATGCTCTTTTTGGTCTTGAGTACGACCGCTACGAACAGGAGCATTCTGAAATCTTCGAGGAAGAGTCTTCGGACCGGGCCTTTGAAGAAGAGGTGATGCTCGGCGGCTTCTCGACTGCTCCCGTGAAAAACGAGGGCGGCGCAATCACGTTCGATGACGCGCAGGAAACGTATACTGCTCGTTACACGCACGAGACGATTGCTCTGGCCTTTTCGATCACGGAAGAGGCTATCGAAGACAACCTTTATGACCGGCTTGCGAGCCGTTACACGAAGGCTCTGGCTCGTTCGATGGCTCAGACCAAGCAGATCAAGGCTGCGGCTATCCTTAACAACGCTTTCGACACCACGTACGCGATTGGTGACGGCGCAGCCCTGTGCTCGTCCGCTCATCCGTCGCTGTCGGGCAACCAGCGCAACCAGCTTTCTGTGGCAGCGGACCTCAATGAGACTTCGCTGGAGCAGATGCTGATTGATATCGCGGGTCTGACCGACGAGCGTGGCCTGAAGATTGCGGTCCGCGGACAGAAGCTCATCATTCCGAAAGAGCTTCAGTTCGTTGCGGAGCGTGTCATTAACAGCAACCTGCGTAGTGGGACGGCTGACAATGACATCAACGCGGTCCGTTCGATGGGCATGCTTCCGGAAGGTGCGGTGGTTAACCACTTCCTCACCGACACGGACGCGTTCTTCATCAAAACGGACGCGCCGAACGGCTTTAAATACTTCAACCGTTCGCCGCTGAAGACTGCCATGGAAGGCGACTTCGACACGGGTAACATGCGCTTCAAGGCGCGTGAGCGTTACTCGTTCGGTGTTTCCGACTGGCGTTGCGTCTTCGGAACCGCTGGCGCTGCGTAAGCAGTCGCTGACTAGCGTTCGAGAAGGGCGGCCTTGTGCCGCCCTTCTTTTTTGCGTAATATATCTGAGTTACCTGACACTCGTTTAAACGAGTGACCCTAGCCTCGACAGGAGACACACATGGCTAATACGACTTTTAACGGTCCCGTCCGTTCCGAAAACGGTTTTAAGGACATCACCAAAAACGCTTCTACCGGAGCGGTAACCACCAACATCTCCATCACGTATGACGGTACGAACAGCGTCGTTATCATCAGTGATCTTCCCACCTCCGATCCTTCGGTTGCGGGACAGCTTTGGAGCAATTCTGGCGTTGTAACCGTCTCTGCCGGTTAATAGGAGTAGTTATGGCAAGCTCTGACGTAAAAGCGACGCGCCTGACCGGCACCGGCTCTGCGGGGGTCGGTCCTGCGCGTATCCGCCAGATACAGGTCTTGACTACTACGGGAACGCCGCGGTTGACAATTACTGACGGCAACGGCGGCGCAACCGTGCTTGATCTGGACTTTCTTGCATCGGACTCACACTCGGTCAACATCCCTGCGGACGGTATCCGGGTTAACGACATATACGTCTCTGCCGCTACTTCGGTGACGGCGCTGACCGTATTTTATTGTTAAGCGGTGGGTAAGTGGTCGATGCTTGATCTTAACTCCAAGGATGGCGTTATGTCGGGCACCTACCGCATTGTAGTTGATGACTCCGATAAACCTAACATTTATGTTAAGTTTTCGGGGTTCTCTACTCCCGAAGAAGCCTCTGAATTTATCCACTGGTTAGAGACAGTTCTTTCGGACCCCCTAGGTAAGGTGATTCACTAATGGCTCGTGAAGTTAGTTCAATTACCCGCGTAGGCACTAGCGAACCGTTTGAGCTTCAGGTCGCTCGGGGGCAGATTTCCTATCACTCGGTTGTAAACATATTTGGAACTGCCACAGCTATAGGCACCGCTTACCGAACCCCTTGGGAGCTTGCTAATACAAACGCGTTGCCTTTGATTAGCACAGCCGCTCAGTTAGACGTTGCCAGCAGCAACGCCGCTGATACGTCTCAAGTAGTTCAGTTGCAGGGGTTGGATGCCGATTATAATCAAATTACCGAGAACATTTCCTTAAACGGCACTTCGACAATAACCACCGCTCAAAGCTTTAAGGCAATAAACACCTTTGTGTCGATATCCGGGAATTGTGCCGGAGATGTTACGGCAAAAATATCTAGTG